GGCAAGCGGGCGGAACCGACTAGCCAGCGCTCGACGCTGCGACGTATCTACACCATACGACGCAACCCACACTTGCGCGCATAATGCGTATTATGGGGAAAACGCCTATTCTGCTCCGCTGGCACTCGCCTTGCGGTTGTTATCGCCGTCAATGGCCTTGAGATTGCTGCGCCGCTTGTGCGCCAGGCTTTCGATGGCCGCAACGTGGTCGTCTGTCACGTCCTTGTGCTCGCTCTTGTCCACCCATACGCCGTGCAGCTTGGCCAAGCTATCGAGCACGCCTTTCATCGTGGACGCGTCGCCCTTCTCCTGCGCCGCCTCAAACACCCGTTCATACTGCTGTGTAAGGCTATCTATCGTGATCTCATGCCGCTTGCTGTGCTCAGCACGGATTGCATTAACCCTACGTGATATCTTGTTACTGTGCAGTAGGTTCCAGGCGTTGCGGTTGATGGTGCCTTCACTCTGGGTGGTGACGTTATAGGCGCGGCGGTATGCTTCGGATGCGTTGCCTGTCTCGACGTAGGCTTGGGCGAACGCTTCCTGCTTTGGCGTGAGTTTGTCGATCTTGTTGTCAGGCATCACTCACCATCCATCAACGCAGCTTTGGCGCACTCCAGCAGACCAAGCGTGCGCAGTACATCTAGGCCGTCGCTGTCCGCCAGCATCATACCATCGCCGTGTGTGCAGATCATGGTGAACCGATCCGGCAGCGTGATTTCGCCGCTTTCCATCTTGGCCGCCAGTTCGCGCAATGTGTTCGGCACGCTCTGCTGGTCCGCGTTGATCTGCTCACCGGCAAGGTTGACGATAGATGCGCTCACTTTCGCTTGCCCGCTTTCGCCGCCTTGCGCTTGATCCGCTCGTCGTTCTTGCGCTTGTCAAGCATCATCCGCTCGACATCGCCTTGGTCGATATTCGCACAGCGCGGGCGGCGTTGCTCCGGCTTGCTTTCTTGGCTCATCGGCTTGCCAGCCCATCACCCGACGTGAACGTAAACACGTTGCCCCACAGCGCCTCCGCACGGCTGCGCGCGTCCGCTGGCAGGCAGTAGGACGTGTTGTGGTAGTAGCGGCCCGCGTGGTCCTGGACGTAGGACGGGCGGTGCAGGGCGTTGATGTTGCCGCCGCACGCTTGACACTGCTCGATGTGGGTGGCGTCGTCTAGCATCCTACCTCACGCATGAAAACGGCCCGCTAGGCACATAGCCCGGCGGGCCGTCAAAGCGAGCGGCGGGTTACGGGCGCCTACATCCCCGGCCTAGCGCGCGGCTAGGTCTTGCAGGCTCAACCGCCGGAGCGGTGAGCGGACTTGTTTACGACGCTGGCCGTTGCCACCCGGCATCTCTTCACTAACCGGCACGAACCGTGTCAACTACTGTACCTGACGCCACGAACGCGGCTATCAGGTGCGTGAGGCGGCCGTTCTCACCTCAGCGTCGCAACCCGTATCCGCCGCAGCGAGTGACCGCGCGGGCGGACGTTCCCATTGTATCTATGTGTGACATACCGTATTTTGACACGCTTGTCAAGCAAAGTGCGCATCAAATCACGTCCCGATCAAATCCATAGTGATCCGCCAGCTTGTCTAACCCTTCCTGCAATCTTGCAAGCCCGCGCCCGTATTCTTCCGCGACCGCCTGCGTTGGCGTGCAATCGTCCACCACCACGTTGCGAACGACGTTGGCAACCTGCGCCGGCAAAACCTCCAATGCCCGCACATAGTCCACAAACGGCTCTGTGGCGGGCACCTTTTCTGTCGGGCGCTTCCCACCCTTTTTGCCCTTAGCAGCGCTACTGCCCCCTTCATATCCGCCTGTAGACGCGCTTTGGATACCAGAGGCCAGGAAGTCTCGGTAAAGCCGCTCGCCTGCGTCACGTTGGCGGTCGGTCAGTTTGCCTTGCTCGTTGAGCCGGTCAATCTGGCGCACCCATAGGTCTTGCGGGACTTTAATGCCCGCCTCCATACGCTCGCCATACTCGATCTTGCCGTGCTGCCAACGCTCCGGTGTCGGCTCTACCGTGCGACCGCCAGCCCGCTGTAGCTGCTTACGCTTGCGGGCATCCGCCTTCGTCTTAGCTGCTGCGCTCAACGTCCGCCTCCTCGTCCGGTTGTTCGTTGCGGGCGGCGCTTAACGCTACATCAGCAAAATGCAAATATGCCGCCCGCGCTAAGGCGTATGCTGCCCGATCTTCACGTTGAAATTTCTGCAAGTCATAACCCATATCTTGCATTAAAGCGTCCGCAACACGCTCGCGCGTCTCAGCCATCACTCGCCTCCTCGTCTGTCTGTGCCAGCATCCGCGCGGCGCGTTGGGTTAGGCCGGTTCCGACAACTGGTGCCGATCTAGGCTTATCTGCATTAAAAGCTCCGTTTCTGCTGCACCCAGCCGCCGCGCCGCCATAGTACGACGAATGTCTTTGCCGTGCTTTAGAACAGCAATTGACATCAAAAGCCCTTCAACCGTCCCACAAATCCAGTCTTCAGCTATACGTTTTGCCTCAACCTCATCATGCGGCAAATCCGACCATTCAGGGGAGGGTCGCCGTAACTCACCGCTTGTAACGCGATAGGTGCGCCAGCCTAGCTCTGCTAGCTCTGCATCGCGCTTCTTATCCGCGTCGCGGTCATGCCAAGTGTGACTGTCCGCTTCCAAAGCAATTCGCAGGTACGGGTTGCCAAAATCTACAAACCGCCGACCAACCGGGTATTGCGGGAAGAACGGGACCGTCTGCGCACGAAGTGCCTGCCAAAACTCATTTTCAATTGGGCTAAAATAAACCAGCCAGTCAACGCCAGGATGATACGGGCAAATCCACCCGCCATCACGACACGCCTCATTAATCTCATCTTCGCGAGCCTTGTAATAGTTCCGTATCGCCTGCCAACGATGCCGCTTTGACGCCGAGGGATCGTTAATTAGAGCAACATACGGCTCCAAGCGTGCGTCATCCTCAAACTGCTGAATGATGTCGTTTAGGCAAATCATGCTGCGACACTGCCCTCCCAAGGCTGCGTGATCGTGTACGCCATGCTTTCTGGCGAGAAAATCGCGTCCATATCGCCAGGAACGCCGATCTGATCGTGATACCGCGACTTCGCGACCCGGATTAGCGATTGCCGGTCGCCGGTCTTGTGAACAACAATCCCGACATCCGCCTTGTTGTACCAATGTGCGCTATCGCTGATATCGTACAACGTCGGCACCGCGAACGCGCCGTCTTTGTCTTTCTGCTGTTTGGTCGGGTGCGCCGCCACGATGACGTGAACCTGATACTTGTGCGCCATTTTACGAAACTGCTTGATTGCAAAGCCCGTGTATTCCGTCAGGCTCATATTAGGCGGACGGACGTGATCCATTTCATTCCACGGATCGATCACGACCATATTGACACCGTGACGCAGGATCGCCGTCGCGCACTTCTCCAACGTCCATTCCAGCGTCACGTCGTCATCTTCGCTTGGCACGACGAAGCTGAAATTTGCGTCTATCCAGGCGTCCGCCTTTTCCTTTTCCGCTGCCCCTTGGTCACGCACCATCTTGCCGTTAAACCACGTCCGAAGGTTCCGGCGATGGTCGATCTGAGGTTTCTGTTCAAAGGAAGCGAACGCTACCGACCATCCGTGATGCCTGACCATTCGGCACGCGACCTCATTGATAAACGAAGATTTTCCGTGCGACGGAATACCCGTCACGATACACAGATCGCCCGCCCTAATGTTGTAGTGTTGCTCCATGCCAACGAGGCCGACGTTATGCGGCACGGCCTGGGGGACAGGCGGAAGCTCCGACATCCGGTAGACGCCCTCAACCCGCATCCATTGGGCGCCGTCAATTGTTTGCTGAACACCCTTTGCGCCATAGAGCTGCCAGACCTCATTTAAGTCTTTGCATCGTTCGCCGGTGTCTCGCGAGCGATACGGGTACTTTACCCACTTGCAGCGCGCCTTACCGAGCCGTAACGCAAGATCGTTAAGCAGCGCCACGCCCTGTGCATCATTATCGACGCAAAGGATGATTTCGCGCACATCGCTTAAGGCCGTCTTGGCATCGTAAACGTAGCTGTATTTCCGCCCGGTATCTTCATCGCCAATTTGTTTAGTCGGGGCACCATCAGGCACAGAGATTGTCCGCACATATCCCGCTTGGATCGCACAGAGTGCATCAAACTCACCTTCGGTGATAATTAGCGGCTCCGACGCCAGCGTTTCGTCTAGGAGCGCATTGATGTTCCAAAAGCATTTCGTCGCGTCTGCGTCCTGGCTAAAGTTCGCCTCATTGTCGGCCTTTTGGATGCGCCGATACTTCCAGTTAACGACCTCGCCGCCTTGATAAAACGGGATCGCCACAGCGTCACCACCAAGCCTGCGCGAACTTCTCACGCCATGCGTGACTGCGAGTTCGGGATCGATACCGCGTTCCTGTAACTGGCTTTGGTGTCGTTCGCTCAAAACCATCGTCTGCGCCTTTCCATCCGCAATGGTGGCATTGCCACCGAATTTCACCGTCTCCGACGTAAACGCTGAGGCATGGATCGCGGCTGTTGCGCCGGGTATGGCTGCACTGCGGGCACGTCGTCTTCTGATTACCCGTCTGCACCCGCCGCAGATTGATGCCTTGCTTGTGCAACAGTTCACGAGCCGGGATCATGGCTAACCTCCCACGCCAAGCGGCACATAGCCGGCAAATGGCTTGTCTGAGCTACCGCCAAGATCGTCATACGGCGCCGTCCACCCCTCCCGGTTAACCCAGGTCTGGACGTGAGCACGCTTGTCTTTCGGCCAATCGGCAACGTGAGCGGCATGCTTTTCCGCCCCGGCCTGCAAGTCGGATATTTCAACGTCCTTGCGATTGGCTGCCTTGCGCCACGCCTCGTAAGCCGCCGTCTTGGTATCGTTCGGGTTTTGTGGCCACGCTCGCCAAAAACGCTCAAACGCTTCGGGGTAGGCACGGTTCTTTTTGTCCGCCAGAGGCAGGTTCTTCGACCTGGGAAAGCCTCCCGATCTAAATTCTGGAGGGGTATCCGTTTCGTTAGAAACGGTAGTTGGAGTTGGAGTTGGAGTTGGTTGCCCGGGCGTCCCCGAACCATTGGCCCGGGGGTGGTCCGGGGGTGCCCCGGGGGTGCCCTGGGCTTCCCCGCTTAATTGCTTGGCCCTCCCCCGCTTACCGGCCTCACTTTGGCGCTTATAGCGGTCGTTGAATGTTTCAATCTCTGCGTCGAGGCGCTTTTGACGCCATACGCCATTTTCTATGGTGAAAAACTCTTCGAGGGTGTCCCGGAGGTGGCCCGACCATTCTTCGGGGGTGGCCCGGGCCATCTTCGCCAGTTTTCGGTCGTCGTCTGGGAGCGGCGCTTGGCGCTGCCAATACTGCGCAATAAGCAGCAGATACGCGCCGTGTTCGTCGCGCGAAAGATGCGCGGTGTCCGCAAGGTAATCACCCCAATAAATTGGCATGTAAGCCGGCGCAGCCATCACGCACCCCTCAGTATCGGATCGTTAGCGAACAACGCTTGCGCCTCACGCATCGTCAGTTCGCCGCAACAGTAGAGCCGGATAATCACGGCCTTGCGCTCGGATGGTGTCAGGCGGTCAATCATGCGGCGGTGTCCGTCGTGATAATGTTGTCCGCCTCCAGACCGCTTCCTGTCCGGCTTAGATTGTTCGGCTCGCCACCATAGGCGGCGCCGCTCTTTACCCGCGTCACACGGCTTTCGCAGGCGACACACAAGCCGGTGATTTCGGCGGGCGCACTCTGGCAGGCGGCGCAAGCGTGCTGGTCTTTGTGACGGACAAGCTCACGACTAATGGCGTGTTGAGCGCTGTTTCCGCCGTGAATGCGGTAGTAGGCGTTCTTTGACGCCGACGATTGCCCGCCCTTGCGCTTGCGCGCATCAACGTGTTTGCCGGACACCGCAATGCCACGGTGCGGATTGCGGAGTGCGGCCCGATAACGCTTGATCCGGCTTTGAACCGTACCCTTTGGCACGCCCCATGCGTCTGCGATGTCCTGGGCGAAAAGATGCGCGTTTAACTCGATCAGCTTTCCAGCCTGCGGGAGCGCGGTCGGCAGTTCCTCAACGTCCTGATACGTACGGCGCTTCTTGATACCCGCTATTGCCACTTCGCTAATGCCGAATGTTTCAGCCAGCCGCTTGTACGGCATCGTGCTAATGCGAATTGCCTGAACCTGATCGGGTGATAGGTACTTCCGTCCGGCCATTAAGCAGCCTCCACAGTCTTGATGCCTTGCTCGGCAAGCATGTCGGTGAACTCGTCTAGGGACGTGATGATGTAGACGGGGTGGCCGAGCTGCCCGAGCCAGTGATGCACCGCCTTTTGTTCGGGGCTGATGCCGGCACCCGCCTTGAACTCGACAAAGACGGTGTAGCCGTCCGGTAATGCCATCAGCAGGTCGGGCCAGCCTTTCACCATGCCGAGCGCCTTGGACTGGCCTGCAACCGCCTTAGATTTGCTTGGTACGGGATTAAGCGCCGTCCAAGCCGGGCCAACCGGCGGCTCCGGGACGCACCGCGCCAGATAGTCAACGCACGTCTTTTGCAGGCTGTATTCGGGTTTTGACATTACCGAGTTCTCCAGCCGCGCGCTTCTGCGCACAAACGGTGCAGTTTGATCGCTTGCTGCTCGTTCAGACCAAGCCCGTTAACGACCGCATTGGCAAAGCGTGGGGTTGGTGCTTTGTGTCCCATCAAAACGGCGGAAAGATACGCACGCGAAAACCCCGCACGCTTCGCGACCTCTGCCATTGGCACATCGCTTTCTATACCGAGGGTCAAAACGTACTTTCCGTAGCCTGGACGTTCGTGTTTAGCCATGCTCGGCACCTCTCGAAAAAGCCGGCGGGCGGGATTGACCCGCACCGCCGCTAGTTGGGGAGGCATTCCCGGATATTGTGGCGCTGTGGCCGACGCCTCCGAGGCGGGCGTCGTGGGGCACGGTAGAGCCGGCATGGGCGCTATCGGTTACTGCTGGCTCGCCAAGGGGGGATTGGCAGCGCGCCGCAGTCAGGCGATTGCGCCACGCAGCCAGCTCTACCGTGTTCGGCAAGCGGTTCGCGCGTAGGTCCGCGCGCCAGTCCGCTCTAATCTGGGCGTGTCGGATTGCCTGCATTACTCAGCCGCCCTCCGCACGTTCGGGCTGCCGGCAACAAAGGCGCGCAGCATGGTGATAGCCTTGCGGCATGTCGGCGCCAGTTTCGCGTGCTCTTGGTGGTCAATGCGGCCATCTTCCAGCGCGTGCGAAAGCTGGCTCGACAGGTCGCAGGCGTGGGTTAGAACAACGTGCCCGTTGGCGAGCGGCGCTTGTTCCATCACCACTTCCGTCACGCCGGCCGGCTGGAAAAGCTCTTGCAGAAACTCCGGGCCTAGCACTTCAGTCAGCAGGCCAATGTCCGTCGCGTTCGGCTGCTGTGAGCCGTCGCGCAGCGCGTACACCTTGCGCGCGCTGATGCCGGTTTCCTGCGCTACGTGTTCCACCGTCACGGCATGGTTGCCAACGTGCCGGCGGATCACGGCGGCGGCGGTGTTCTTGAAACGGTCCCGTGCAGGCATTCCTACGCCTCCCGTGCGTTTTATCGTTTGCTAGGGGTATGGAAGCTCTTGGACAGATCACTGCCCGGCTTATCGACCGAATGGCCCGCGACCGGCAGGCCGTACTGGTTGCGCGCGGGGCCAAGCGCATAGGCGCGGCTGTCGCGGACGCTTTTCGTCGGCAGCCAGTAGCGGACCCAAACGCACCAAAGGCGGTGCAGTGTTCGTGGCGTCATGGGTTAGAACCTCCCCGCGTCGTGCGCGGTCCAGATCAGGAGCGCCGCCCATGCGACGACGAGGCCGATGCCGACTGCCGTCCACATGACGCGCTCCTAAGCAGCCGTTTTCGCCGCCGCACTGGCGAGCGTTTCGTAAGTGACCGGCAGATCGCGCCGCTTGGCCGCACGCACCACGGCGATCCAGTAGTCAGGCGGGATGCGGTCGCGCCGCTTCCAAGCCGCAACGGTCTGGTACTTGTCGTGAAGCCCAACGTCCGTCGCCAGCGCCGACATGGTTGGCCATAGGTCTATGATCTGCCGGAACGTCATCATGCCTTCACTATACGTAACGCATAGGGTCAACGCAATACCTATCGCATAGGATGTCCATGCAAAATGTATCGCATGACAGACGAAACGCCCGGCGACCGCCTCAGACAAGCTCGTCTCCGCGCCGGCTTCAGCAGCGCGGGTGCGGCAGCTCGTCGCCTTTCAATTAACGAACAAACGTACCGCGCCCATGAGAACGGCACGCGCGGGTTGACGCGCAAAAATGTGCGGCCATACGCGCGTGTTTTTAAGGTTTCACCAGAATACCTGTTATATGG